GTAAATGATCCGTCCTTGTTAATCGGTACCAGCATGGTACTAACGCGATCTCCATAGGTTTCTATGACTGCCACGCTCATCTGCCAATTAGCACTGCCAGCCTTTAGATAGGAGGCTTTCTTTTTGTCCATGACATTCCCAGCCTCTACGCCCCACAAAGTCCTGTACGAGGCTCCTATGCCTTCTGTGATGGCACTGATGCCTGCTCTGTGCGTGTGTCCACAAACTACAGACTTGCCAAACTTTTTAGCTAAACCTAGAGCTGTAAGTCCAGCATTAGAGTTTATTGATCCTTCGTCTCCGTGGACTAAAACCCAACCTCTGTGGAACTCAAAGGGCTTTTTGTGGAATCTAATGCCAAGTCCTGAGAAATCCATAAACTTGGCGTATTCAAGCTCTGGCAATCCAATGAGGCTAGGTGCTCGTAGTAGCGTATGGTAGAGCCTGTCTGTGTGATTGCTGCGAGTGACATCTGTTGTGCCGAGGTCATAGAGAATGTTCTGTGCAAGATTTCTGTCAGCATCTAATGTGCCCTCCCACTCTAATTTAGTCCCCTGTGCCCAACGACTTTGTGACTGCATGTCTAGCTCATCACCTGTGTTTAAGACAAGGTCAAACTTCTCACGCTTGACTAACTTAATTAGATTTTTAACAGCTTGCTCATGGTGATACGGGATCTGTAGATCCGAGATAACCAGATAGCGTTTTTTAATCATCGTCCTCATCTTCGTAATCGCCTAACTTCTCAGGCGGTACTCCATCAGGCAAGATCCAATGCGGATAAGCTTGGGGTTCAGTAATCATGAACATGGCAATGTCCTCTGCAAAGCCTGCGCGCTTTAATGAACTAAAATACTCATAAAGCCCAATGCAGTAAGCATCTAGTTTAGAGTAGCCTTGCTCCTCTAATGCCTTAGTCGCTTTTCTTGCCATAGCACAATGTTACCTGTCGAGCAAGATGTTATAGATCTCATCAACTCGCGTGTTGAGTCTTTTGATCTCAGACAACAGATGAGTAATTACATAGCCAGACAAGCCACCGAGTGCAACAATGGTGGCAAGGTATAAGGTGAAGAAGTCTGACTGTGTCACTTTTTAGGACTCGCGTAGCCGAACACTCCAGCTACGAGTGCGCCTAGAATTGCGCGATAGTCAAGAGCGAAGTTAGATGTCGTTCCCCATACTGCTAGGAACGCTCCGACTGCTATTACCACTGGATGCTTCATGTTCATTATTCTCCGCCTAACATAGATACTTGAAAAAAAGCCCCATCATTATCAGCTTGTTTCTTAAAGCTGACATGGCAGTGCTTAACATGTTGGTTCGCCCCTGTGTACTTACGCCATTTCCAGTTAAGGACTTTCGAGCAGATATATCCATCGAATATGATGTAAGCAATACGCGTGTCTGTTTTTGACTTCGATATGGCACGAAGTTGATCTGCAAGATCGCCCATGATGTCTGGCTTTGATCCCTTAAATAAGTCACGATCGATGTCGATGGCACGAACCCAGCCTTGCCCATCTGGATTATGATCAGACTTGCGAGAAGCGTGTCTGGTATCGCCGATCCAACCATCCGATGTGCGGTCACGATCTGGGAACGAATCATCGATCTGCTCTCTTAACTGTGATGCAGCTTTAGAAAGTTTGGGCTTCACTTACAATCCGAGTGCCTTTAGATCATCTGCTGTCAAACCAAGTGCTTCAAGTTTTGCCGTTGCAGTTGCTTTATCGGCTGCTATTTGTGCACCCTGTTCTGCTTTCCACGAATCGTATTGAGCAAAACCTGCATCAAATTGTTTTTCTGTTATAGGTGTTGCTTCAATGAATTGCACACCCGACCAATCGTTACCCGTGATTGTCCAACCACCTGTTGGAATCAGCATCTCTAAAACTTCTGCACCTGTTGCCATTATGCACCTATCTCTAATAAAGTAATTGTTGAATACGCAGCATCTACCTGTGTTGTTACAGTTCCCACAGCTTGATTGTTATTCATTTGTGTTTTGTAAGTAGTTGCCGATGTTGTGGCTGGACTGTCAAGATAATTACAACCACCGCCACCAACTCTTAACGCCATTGCCGTACCTGTATAACAGGCAGTATCCTCAAAAATTATGAGATCAGTTGCACCGCGTACTAATTTTAAGCCTAAAAGTGCGCTTGCATTAGAAGATGTTTTTGTTAGACCGCTTTGATTTACAATAACTAGCACTTTGCTTGTCGCTGAGGTTGGTGTGATTGTTGCAGTTAAAGTTGTGTCAGAAAAAGAAGCAGATGATGTGCTGACATTTGTATTGGTTGATGCATTGACAACCTGCAAAACCTTGCCACCGCCACCTGCTGATGGAGTTGCCCATGATGGGACTCCACTTGCAACAGTTAGCACCTGACCAGTTGTACCGATACCTAAACGAGCAGGTGTTGATCCACTTGAAGAATAAATTGTATCGCCTGTAGTGGTCATTGGGTTAGTCATGCCAGCACTATCGGCAGCCCATTCCAAACCTGTTGCAGTTGCACTGTTAGCCTTTAAGACTTGTCCATTAGTGCCTACTGCTAGACGCGCAGCTGTATCCGCTGCTGTGCCTGCAATGATGTCACCCTTAGCATCGATGATGGTTTTAGCCACCATTGTGCCCATCGTGGTGTCAATCGCATTGCCTAGTGTGCGAATCGCTAACGCGCCATTCTTTACTAGATCTGTATTGTCTGGCTCTGGCCAGCTATAGATCGGTGATGTTGCCATTTAAGATAGTACTCCTGTCGCGTTGTTCCAGATAAGTGTAGCATTTGTGGTTGCCCATGTTATTGTGCTAGGCAAAACTGTGTCCCATTGTGTCGTTGATAGTGAGAACTCTGTAGCTGAGATGTAAAGGGTTATCTCTACATAACTCGGAGTGGCTCGCAAGGCTACATTCTCTACAAACCCCTCAAAAGTGCCACCTAAAAGGTTGCTTGGCAGATTGTTAATAAGCACAGGCTCTCCAAAATAAACCCCAACAAGACTATTAAGCATTGCTGTGGTGATGTCTGGATTATCTAGGCGAAAGGTAATTGCTCCTAGTGATCCTTTAGGGACTCGTCTTAGATTAAGCTCTCTGTTAGCGATGTCCGTAATGTCCGCAAGGTTCTTGATGTTTGAGTCGCTGGACTTCTCAAAGAGTCCGTAAGAGGCTATGGAGTCTGTGTCAGAGATACTGTAGGTGCTGGCGTATCCTGTGGCATAGCGATAGATAAGGCTGTTACGGATGCGAGCAATCTGAGTTGTGGATTTGATAGAGGATGGTGATGCGAAGGCGCCATCGAGGAAAGTATAGCCATTTGTTGAGAGAGTGTTAGATCTGTGATCTGCATCGTCATAAGAGACATCTCCATCTTTCTCCTCATAAACAGTTCCTAGTGCGCTAGTAGCAATCTGATCGACAAGGGTCTGGGACTTGGCAGTGGCACTAGCTGCGAGGGCAATCATTGTGTAGAAGCCTGAGTCAATAGTCCCAATGTAAGACTCGGCATGATCCCATGTTACTGTCGCTGGATAGGTATCCCATGTGACTAAAGGGGTTACTTCTGCCCATGACAGGTTAAGAGCTTGTCCTAAGATCTCTGCAATTTGTGCGCCATCTAATCCTTCTGAAAGGGCAGTGTTATAGACCGCCTTAGTCAGTTTAGCCAGTGAGCCAATGCCTAGAATTGTGCCAGTGGTTATGTAGCCAGTTTCTTCTGGGCTTCTTACGCCAATGTTAAAGTCTGACACTTCGCCACCAAACACAGTGACATAAGTGCCACTGCCATTCTTTAGTTCTAGTGTGACTGGCTCTGTGACATTGATTGTGAAGTCTGCGCCAGTAGTGTTGATGATCTCTACTTGGCAGTAACCTGCTGTCGCTTGGCGATCAATGTCCAAGCGACCAGATGCGAACGACACAGAGGTGACAGTCGTATAGACATCATCACCTACTGTAACTCTCCACTCTGGAAGCCATGTCATGCGATCATTAAGCCTCTCAGAG